TGAGTACTACAGGAGCGGCGACATTTAGTGCAGGCATCACAGCCACAACGGGGACGTTTAGCGGTAATGTCAACTCGACAGCCGCAGGTCAAAACCTTTTCTCAAACGTGGGCAATGTTTCACTTGCGGTACAATCTAATGCAACGGACAAGATATCAATAGGTGTCGAGCAAGGCGTTGGTGGCACGTTTGTAGCAAGTGGTGGTGCGCTTAAATTCAGAGTCGGTGGGTATACAGCAGCATTTGATAAAGCGCAAATCGACGCCAGCGGCAATTTGGGTATTGGTACGAGTAGTCCTACAAATTTTCTAGGGGGTAAGGTTACAGAGATTACCAATAGTAGTAATGTTACCTCAATTGTAGACAACCAAGACTTAATTGTAAAATCAGTAAACCGCTTCTGTGCTATTAGTGTTATCGCAAAAAACACTGCTGGGTCTCAATTAAATTTTGGTGACTCAGACGATAGGGAAGTTGGTGGCTTTCAATATGACCACACTAACAATTATCTGGTAACAAGAGTTAACGGCACAGAACGCATGCGCATAGACGCCAGCGGGAATCTTGGACTGGGTGTGGTTCCTACTGCCCTAGGCACTCCCAAACTAGCGGTAGTATCGACTGCTGCCGATTGGGCGGTACATATTCGTAATGAGCATCCGACATTACCTTATGGAATATTCATAGACTACACTACAGCACAAAACGATGCAGGGTCTAATTTTTTATACTTCCGTGATGGGGGCGCTATTCGCTTTGGCGTGGCTTCTAACGGCGGTATATCAAACTACCAAGCCAATAACGTTAACCTGTCGGATCGTCGTGAGAAAACAAACTTTTTGCCATCTAAATCATATCTGGATGTGATCTGCGCTATTCCTGTTCAGACGTTCAACTACATAGACCAGAACATGGAAGACGACCCCGGTTTGACGCTGGGTGTTGTTGCACAAGATGTTCAAGTTGTTGCGCCTGAGTTTGTCATGGAGTCAAACTGGGGAACAGAAGAAGACCCTAAAATGCGTTTGTCTCTTTACCAGACTGACTTGCAATATGCGCTGATGAAATGTATTCAAGAACAACAAGACATGATTACAGCCCTAACCGCCCGTATCGAAGCCTTAGAAGGAGCATAACCAATGGACTATCTTATAAACATTTATGTAATAGCGACATCGGTAGTCACTATTGCATCAGTTATTGCGAACTACACCGACACGCCTAAAGACGACCAATGGGTGGCGAAGGCTTACAAGCTCATGGAAACATTTGCATTCTTAAACAACAAGGCAAAACAGAAATGATTTGGACGATTGCACAACTAGAAAGAACTGTCGCTGATGGCGGCGTGACCATTGCACACTGGAGAGTTTCAAAGACTGACGGTGAATACTCAGCCAGCAGTTACGGCACATGTTCATTTCAGCCTGATGAATCTGCTGAAGATTTCGTGGCCTTTGATGACCTGACCGAAGAAGTGGTACTGGGCTGGGTTAAAGCGACGATGGACGTTGAAGCTCTTGAAGCGAGCTTTGATGCTAATATTGAATTGCAGAAGAATCCGGTTAATGCTAGTGGGTTGCCGTGGTAGTTGTGATAACATACAAATTCAACTATAGGGGATAATAATGATAACAATTGATGACGTATTGTATGAAGAAGCGGATTTAAGTGATGTGGCTAAAGCGCACGTTGAGCGCATCAACCAGCTCAGGCAGCAATTGGCGCAATTGACTCAGCAAGAAAACGAGCTGAAAGTGCTGATTTCAGCCTATGCCAACGCTATTAGTCAGTCAGTTAAAGAAGAAGAAAAGGAAGAAAAGGACGAGGCTGAATAATGCTCGAGCAATTGATTGGGCCAATAACCGGGTTGCTGGGAAAGTTTGTCGAGGACAAAGACCAGAAAAACGCATTGGCGCATGAAATTGCAACATTAGCGCAGAAAGAAGCGCACAAAAATGCAGCCTTGCAGTTGGACGTGAACAAAGCCGAGGCCGCTCACAAAAGCCTTTTCGTGGCCGGGTGGCGACCATTTATCGGGTGGTGCTGCGGTCTGGGTCTGTTATACTCCGTGCTCTTGGCCCCATTGCTAGATATTTGGTTCGAGATGCCAGCGATTGATTCAAGCATTTTGATGCCAACCATGACCGGAATGCTCGGACTTGGAGCTTTGAGAAGCTACGAGAAAGTGAAAGGAGTTAGCCGCGAAAAATGATCACCGAGCACTCAAAAGCAGCACTTGACGTGGCGTCAGTTACGGCCACGGTTTCCGCATTAATGGGCTGGCTGCCCGCCGTTGCTGCGGGTCTTTCTATCGTTTGGACTCTGATCAGAATCTGGGAGACCGACACGGTCAGGAAACTTTTCAAGCGGGATGAATAATGGAAACAGTAGACGCAATTGTTTCGCTTTGGCCGGTTGCTGCTGGCATATTCTTGCTCGTTTTGACTATTGGCCGAATTTTGAACCGGCTTGAGGTTTTAGAATCGAAAATGATTGAGGCTTGGAAGGCTATCAACGAGCTGATTCGCAAATGAAAAAGCTCCGAGAAATGATCAAACGACATGAAGGTGTTGAAACTCACGCTTACAAATGCAGCCAGAACAAGACTACCATTGGCGTTGGGCGCAACATCGATCCAAACGGTGGTATAGGGCTATCAGAGGCCGAAATAGACTACTTGCTGAATAATGACATCAACCGCTGTATCGGCGAGCTGAGCGGCTTTGTGTGGTTTCCTGATTTAAGTGAAGCAAGACAGAACGCCATGATCGACATGGTTTTTAACCTCGGAATCACTCGTTTCAAAGGCTTCAAAAACGCCATCACGGCAATGTCGAAATATGACTTCGAGACTGCCGCCGATGAGTTCTACGATTCACGCTGGGCGAAGCAGGTCGGCAACCGAGCAATCGAGATCTGCGAGATGATCCGCAAAGGCTAAACCGGATCTCTGCTTAGGGTCGCCTCGACAAAAAACGCAACCTCGTTCGTCCCAGATGATGACTTTGCCTGAAACTGAAAATCACTCTTTTCCACAATCTTAAACGGAACTTGCCGATCGTATGACACTTGAGATGTGGCAAACGTCGCCTCAGATACTCGAAGCGTCCGACCGTTCGTGGTCACAACATTTCTGAGCGTAATAAATTTGTTTGCGTTTGTGGTCGCAGAATTGGCGTCGATTCTGAAAATATACATCGAACAGTTTGCCGGTACGGTGTATAGGCACGATTGAGTAACGCCGATCGTTGCCTCGATGAAGGCGTACTTCACGCCGCCGTTCGATATTGATATGTCTCCGACATTGCTCCCGGCAAGAATCACGGCTGAGTTGATTCGGAAAAATGGCGTAGTAGTTGTAACCGCCGAGGTTCCGGTTAACGTGACGATTTCAGATATCGGCTCGTAATCACTATCTAACCCGGAAATCAAAACAGGCATCACATCAGACGCAGATGTCGAAACAGCCGACATTATCACCGCAGCGGACGGATAAGCGTACGTCGAACCATCGTTCCAGACGGTCTCGAAATCGATACCGACATCTCTGTTGAACCCGAAAATACTCAGGGCTGATTCGTGCGGGAAGATGCCTCTGGCGACATCATAAAGGTGGTTGTGGCTTTTGTATGGGTCAAGATACGACATAATTCTTCCTTGTTAGTTGATTCTTTCGCTTAAAGTGTTAACCTTGTATTTCAAAAGGGAGAAACACATGGAACAATCCGAATTAATTAATGAACTGTCAGCATCGCTTGCAAAGGCTCAGTTAGAGATCAAGAACCCCGCAAAGAACGCTACCAATCCGTTTTTAAAAAACCGTTACGCTGACCTCGGATCTTGTTTGAACTCTATCCGCGCAGTTGCTGCGGTAAATGGCTTGGCTTTTGTTCAGTCCGTCGAAATGCTTGGCGATAGTGTATCGGTATCTTCTCAGATTAGCCATTCGTCAGGTCAGTGGATCAGACAAACGGCAAAAACGATCGTTCAAAATGGTGGCAAAAATTTAATGCAAGATGTCGGCTCGATGTCAACTTACCTGAAGAGATACCAAGCTCAGAGCATGTGGGCAATATCTGGAGATGATGACACCGACGCGCAGGAAATAACCACCGGGGGTATTGATGAACGCAAGGCCGCGCACATCGATGCCTTGATAGTCTCGACCAACTCGAACAAAACCGCGTTTCTTCAGTTGTACAAAGTTAAGGATATAAAAGAGCTTTCGGAAGATTCTTATTCCAAAGCTCTCAAGCAGCTTCAGCAGAAAAAAGCGAAGCAGGTTAAATGAAGATTCACAACGTCGAACAAGGCTCCGAGGAGTGGTTTAAACTTCGGCTGGGCATTCCATCGGCTTCGCGGTTTAAAGACCTCCTGACGCCTACTGGGAAGCCTTCGGCGAGTTCCGAGAAGTATCTCAATGAACTCTTGGCGGAGCGGTTAAGCGGTAAGCGATTTGAGACGTTCAAAAGCCATTGGATGCAGCGTGGCAACGATTTGGAACCAGAAGCGGCAGGCGTTTTTTGGCTTCAAGAAGATTTACATTGCCGAGAAATTGGCTTTGTAACCAATGACAACATGACTGTCGGGTGTTCTCCTGATCGGATTGTTGGTGATGGTATGTTGACCGGGTTAGAGATCAAGTGTCCGTCGCCGGGTGTCCATACTGCTTATCTGAGAGAGTATGCTAAAAGCGGTGCAATGCCGGCAGAGTATTATGCACAGGTTCAAGGGACTATGTGGCTGATGGGTTTCTCTGATTACTGGTTTCAGAGCTATCATCCCGACCTTCCGAACCTGATCATGAAGGTTGAACGAGACGAAAAGTATATTGCTGGACTTTCAGCGGCAATTGAAAAACTTCTGGAAGAATTAAACACTAACTTTGAATTAATAGGGGAAAAATATGACTTATGATAATCGTGGACAAGTAAGCCTTTGGAAGAACGAAGGCGGCGAACGTGCGCCAGTTCTATCGGGTAAATTAGTTGCTCACCGGGATATTAAAGAAGGCGAGACAATCGACATTTCTTTGTGGAAGCAAGAATCGAGCGGTAATCAGCCGGTTTTAAAAGGCAAAGTTTCTGACGTTTACAACGGAAAAAGCGCTCCAACCGAAGCAAGGGATTTAAGCGATGATTTGCCGTTTTAATTTCGGAAAATCGCTAAGATTGGCTCAGATCAAAGCGGGGGTGAGTTCTACGGAACTCGCTTCTCGCCTTGATATTACCAAGCAGCAGGTATCCCAGTGGCGCTATCGTCAAGATGCAAAACTGTCGCTTGTTGAGAAGGTATCAGGACATCTGAACATTTCGCCGATTCACTTTTTGGAGCTATCTGATGATTGAAGCATTAAAGCGAGTTTGGCTAGAAATCCAAATGATTGTTGACGACTTGATTGATGATCTGAAGAAATGAACGGCGAATTTTGGTTAGTTCGTCAACGCGAGGAAATCGATTCTGTTTTAAAGTATTTCCGCAAACATCTTGAAGACTGGAATTACGAAAAGCCGGTGGCGTGGAGCCTGGCACCGTTCGCAGATCGAAGGTCGGTCAGTCAAAACTCGCTTTTTCACCTATGGTGCGCCGAGATGTCACTACACTTCTCGAAGAAAGTCCCGGTTAGCGCCGAAGACATGAAAGCGATTTTGAAAAATAACTTTCTCGGCGTTGAAGATGTTGTCATTGGAAACACGGTGATCCCGGCGCAACTAAAATCCACCACAAAACTTTTGAAAGGTGAAATGCACGATTTCATGGAGCAAGTTTTTCACTGGGGGCTTGATCACGGTGTTACACTTACGAATCCAAAGGAATCGGAATTTTATCGTGCCAGAAACCCCGCGGGCTAAATCACTCAGACTTTTTCAGCTTCTCAGGAGACTTGAGGAAGCCGACGACGACGGATTCTGCGAGTGCGTTACCTGCGGAGAGTACCGGCACTATTCGACCTGTCACGGCGGTCACTTCCTTCCTAAAGGCAAATCATCATTCTGGGCGCATTCGCCAGATAACGTGTTTCCTCAATGCCCGGCGTGTAACCTCTACGGGATGAAGCACGGATCAGCGGCGCAGGTCTATACCATTTTCATGATCCGAAAGTTTGGCGAAGAAAAGGTTGCTCACATGCTGGCGACTCAAGGCAATATCATCAAGATATACGCCAAGGATTACCGTGAAATGATCGCGGATTATAATTCAAGAATAAAAGTAGAGAAAAAGCGCATTGGTGTGCTTTGAATGCGAGGCTAAAGCGAATCACGCTCACCACGTTGTTCCGAAAGTTCTCGGCGGCACCAAGACCGTATCGCTTTGCGCGATATGTCACGCTAAAATTCACGGCGATCATTTGTTGAAAACTTCTGAGTTGACAAAGGCCGGGATGAAAAAAGCAAAAGATGCAGGGTTTCATGTTTCTGGTCGAGCGCCGTTTGGATACGAAATAATCAGCGGCAAACTGCAAAAAAGCGAAAGCCACCAGAAAATCGTGAAAGAAATGGTTCAAATGAAAAGCGCGGGAATCTCTTTCTCCGTCATTTCGGATGTTTTAAAAATAAAACACAAAATTGAACTTTCAATATCATCAATCAGGCGAACAATTATAAGGGCGAGAAATGAAATTATCACTGAATGACGCAACACCAAACGAATGGGACGCCGTGAACCGGCCAGCACATTACAACGCTTCAGGTGTCGAGTGTATCGATTACATCCAGCAGCAGCTTGGAGATGAGTACAAAGGCTATCTTCTGGGGAACTGTATCAAGTACATCCACCGGCACAAATACAAGCACTCGCCAAAGCAAGATTTGTTAAAAGCTAAATGGTATCTGGAACGCTTGATAGCCGTGACTGACTAGAGTAAAGTGTGGATATCGGCGGGGCAGCGAACCCCTGAAGGCCGGTAGAAAGGGGAGATGGGAAAAATACCGGGCCAAACCGACCCGCTAATTGTCTCATCTCTCAACTTCAAATACAACTAACGTGAATGGTTGTCGCAAAGGACAGTTGGGTTCTCGCCGTGCCCACATTTCCCCAAAGCAGCGCGTCCGAGTGTCAGCTTCTCGGGTAAGATCACGACCTATACGCAAAGGCCCGAGTGGGTTGTCTGAGTAGCGTTCAGACAGGAAAGCGAAAGCACATGAGTACCGCACCGAAGGGTGTAGCCACGCAAGACCTAACCAGATTAACGATCTGCATGGTTGTGGCTTGCAAAGGGAAAAAGCTGAAGTGCGCCCGCAATAAACCAAGGAGCAAAAATGGCAAGGCAGCGATTTGAAACGACAGAGATGCTCAAGCTAGAACACGCCGCACGACAGGCCATCATTGAGAAGACCGGGAGGCGCATCGACAAGTTATCTGACATGCTCTGGGGCGTCGATTGGGTAATCTACACAGATGACAAGGTGAGCCACTTTGTCGAGTTCAAACGCCGTTACAACGACAAAGACGCCTATCCCGATATCAGACTCTGCGCAATGAAATATTCAAAGCTGCGGAAGTACGCCGAAGAGTTTCAGTTGCGATGTAGCTATTTCATCGTGGAATTCGATGATGCCTATGTTGCGATAGAAATCGGGCCACAGGACAACATCTCAAAAGACCTTGTTCCATTCGGGCGATCTTCAAATCAGCGCGACGAATTCGAGGTTCAGCCTTGCGTTGTGATCCCGCGAAACCACTTCCGATTGATAAAGATCAAAGACATTTAAATATAGTTAACAAAAGTGTTTACTATCCCGATTATATCCGTATACTGATATTCAACAACAACGGAAAGGGATTACATTATGAACATGAATATTCAGTACAGTCTAAATGCTATTGCCATTATAGATATTCAAATTCAGCAAGAGCTTGCTGGCAAAGCTAGCTACAAAAGAATGGCCGCTAGAGTTAGAAAAGAGGCTGGTAATTATCAAGCCGAGGCCGAGGCTGCTATATTTAGAGCGTCAACTTTATACACTCTTTCGGTATAACATCACGGGGGCTTTGGCCCCAATAACTTCAAAGGAATCGAGATGCCTTCATGCTGAGACCTCACCAAGAAAAAGCCACCGAGATGCTGCGGAAGTCAATGAGGCGAGGAAACAA